GCCATTATCGTCTTCCTCCAACTTGTATATCTAATCTAAAAGTTCCTAACTTCCAACTAGTATCTACAGCAGTATTAGATATTGTAAGAGCTATAGCTCTAGCTCTTGCACGTGTATCTACTTTGCTTGTGCTGGATGTAACAGTAAAAGGTCCTAATGATGAACTAGCTGATGTATTATTGGGATAGTTTCTTAAATCTAATTGTATAATAGCATTTCCTTGTTGACTAATAAAGTCAGGTATAATTCTACTAACTCTCATAATGTTTTCACCATCACCTCTAAGATCACCTAAATTAGTAGCTGCTCCTCTAATTACTTTTTGTGTAATATCATAATCACCAGAAGTAATACTAGCTGGAATAGCTGCTGTAACTCCTAGTCTTACTTGATTAACTCCTGTTTCATGTTCATAGTAATATGAAATTCCTTCAGTGTTTCCAGTTACATCAAAAGAAGTATCTGTCCCTGCATCGTATTGAGTTGCATGTGGTAATCCAAATACTGCAGAATCTTGCCAAGTAGTTCTTATAAATAAACTACTAGCATTAACAAACCATATTGGTCGTTTAGCAGTAGAATCTAAATAACTATATGTAACTGATTGGGTGTTTACATTAGAGTTAGCTTCAGGATAAAACCAAGTAATTTCACCAAATAAGTTATTAACTCCTGCATATACCATTTGATTAGATGTTGTGTTTAAATTATCGTAAACATAATCTTCAACTAAACAGTCCATAGATTCTAGTTTACCAGTATATCTAAAGAAACCATTTTCTGACATCCAGTACGCGGCACCGTCAACTTCGACTGCTGCATTCATACCTATTAATCCACAGTTAGTACCCACCTGTTCAAATGCAAATGTAAACGGAGTTCCAACAAAACGCATGGTAAATAAAGCTGTATCCGACCAAACATAAATTGCATTTCTACCAAGTTCAACTCCCATGATCCGTGATCCGTCGGCCAGTCTTTGTGTACCAGCACTGTTGGTTGCTGTAGGTGTGTAATCTGTAATATCTTCTTGAGACGAAAATCTTATAAACATATCGTCTTGTGTTGCTTTGTCACCAATAGTTGTTTCTGTACCAAAAAAAATTAAGTGACGATCTGGTGTAGATACCAACATATCTCTAGATGCTGTTGGTGCACCTGATATAATAGTTGCACGTGTTGCTGTTGCATTAGATGCGTCAGCATTCCATTCAAAACATTCTCCATTAAATATTAACGCAATTAGTGTGCTACCTAAATTATCTAAAGCCCACATTCCAGGTTCTGCTACTTTATCCGTGGTCGATGCTGCTTGACCCCAAGCTGAATAACTACTAAAATTAGTTACTGTTGCTCCATCACTGTGGGAAGCGTTAGCTGTTCCTCTAACATTTCTAGTAATTCCAGTAAAACTTGTAGATGTAATTCCTGTGTAAGATATTTCTTCATTATCTACTTGAATATAATTTGTTCCTGTGCTTGGAAATCCAGTTGTGCTAGCTACATTAATTGTAGTTCCTGAACCACCAGTTCCAGCAGAGTCAGCATTTAATGCTCCATTTAAAGTTGTTGTTTGTGGATTTGTAACGGTACCACCCCACTGAGATATTCCATAACCAAAAACTCCAACCTGTTCAGCAGGTCCTACGTGATAGTATTGAAAATAAGTCATGCCACCAGAAGTAGCTGCTCCTGCTCCTGTTTCAGTAGCACCAGAATTTATTTCTAAAGTTACAGTTGTTGGCACAGCAGTAACCATAAATTTTTTATCAGCAAAAGTAGAAGATGAAAAATTAGAACCTGTAATAGCAGTAAATGTAGATGCATCACCAAACAATATAATGTCGCCTACAGAAAAATTGTGTGCAGCTGGAAAAGTTAAAGTAACAGTTGATTGTCCATTAGTTGTGCTAAAAAAATTAGTAGCTGCTGTTCCCGATGGATTAACTAAAGGATGTATGTCATAGTAAACTCCTCCAGAATATACGTATAAAATTCTATTAGTTCCTATAGCTGCGTATTTAATGCCTTCTTTATTAACCATGTGATGCAAACCTCTAGCTGCACCGGTTAATTTACTGTCTCCTAATTGAGACCAACCACCTATTTTTTCAGGTGTACCATATCTAAAACGAACATTTTCTCCTCCTGTCCATTGAGACTCGGCACCTGTTGATGTAACCTGTTTGTTGAATCCGGGTAAAAAACCTAATTTTTGTAGCATAATACTTAACCATATATATATTATTTTGGATATAAATCTACCTTGAAAATTAATCTACTAAATTAAAAGATATAGACACTCTCTCTTTTTTGCTTAAATTATTATCAACTCTGTGAAGTAACCAACTAGGAAACATAAATAAATAACCTTGAGCTGATTCAAATTTCCAAGTGCACGCATTGGATGGTGTGTATTTTTCTATTTTAAAAGATTGCCAATCATATTCCATTAACGAACTACCAGGATGATAAAAAACAATATTACCAGAATCTTTAAAAGTTTTTACATAATAAACACCTGAAAGAATAGAGTTAGGATGAACGTGGGGTACGTTGTTGTGTCCATAACCATTTATGTTTATCCACATATTAGCAAGTTTAAGAGGGTTTTTAAAGTTTAAATTTTTTCTAAATGTTTCTCCCATAATAAGTATTTCTGTAATTAATTCTTCTAAAGGTTGGTGCCTACCGTTTAAAGACGGGGACTGCCACCCTCCTATATTACTTTTAAAAGCTGTTTTTAAATGTTTTTTTTGTTTTAAACAATGGTTTAGAATTTTTTTATTATCTAAATTTAACTTTTCTAAATAAATAGGAACACTAAATAAATTATGTATCATTATTTATATATTTCTTTTTTTAAAAAATGTAATAAAGAAGTTTTATTTTTACAAAGTTTATCCCATCTTTTTACTTCTTGTTCTCTTTTTTCTATGCAATCAAGTATTTTATTAGGAATATTTTTAACCTTTACATCTATGCTAAAATAATTCATTCCCGTAGCAATATAATGATAGCCTGCTCTAGAATTTAAATAACAAAAATCATCCATGTAACATCTCATAGTAGAGGTTAATTCATTTTCTGCTATTCTATTTTTATAAAAAGATTTTTTAGCAATGTCTTGCCAATACGGTGTGTCTGTTCTAGAAGAGAAAGCATAATGAGCTGCCACAAATTCTACAAAACCATTAAAAAATTCTTTACAACCTAAATTAAAATTATCTTTATTAAATTGAGTAAGAGTGCCTCTTTCTAAAATTCTAATTAAATTCATTAAAAACACATGAACACTTAACAATCCATTAGATTCTAAAGGTTCAATAAACCCGGCTGATAAACCAATGGCACAAACATTTTTAACAAAAATTCTTTCATGAATTCCTACTCTCATTTTAATATTGTTAAAAGTAGACTTAGAATAATTAAAACCTTTTTTAGTTAAATGTTTTTTTAATTGTTCTAAAGCTTTTTCATCTGAAACATATTTGTCTGAATAAACATAACCTGTACCAATTTTATCCCAACTAGGAATATTCCATACCCATCCATTTTCAATAGCTGTGCAATTAGTGTAAGGTTTTAATTCTTTTTCTTTATCTTTATATTTAACACTTGTTGCCCAAGCTTTGTTATTAGGAAGTAATTTTGAATAATCTTGAAAAGGTTCTTTTAAAGTTTTACTTAACAACAAAGATCTAAAACCAGTGCAATCTATAAATAAATCAGCAAAGTATTTTTTGTTTAAACTTTTTATTCCTTCTTTATTAGTTTCAATTGTTTTAATTTCTTCTTGTATGTGTTTAACTCCTTTTGGTTTACAATAATATTCTCTTAACCATTCACCAAATTTACTAGCGTCAAAGTGATAGGCCACATGATCTTTAAAATTAAAATTAGGAATTTCATTATTTTCATTTTTAAATAAAACATTGTTATTAACTAAAGCCATTTGAGGAGAAATACTATTAGCGTAATTAGATAATTTAGTTTTAGGGTAAAATTTTTTTTTAAAAAACCAAAATTCTTTTCTTCCTACTTGTTCATTTTCATACACTCTTCCAAAAGGATAATGAAAACCTTTATCGCCTTTTTTATAAAAATCTTCAAATCGAATACTTAATTTGTAACTTGCTTTAGTAAAAGGCATAAAATCTTTATCTTTTATTTCTAAAAAATCTAACCAATCATTAATACTTCCTAAAGTGCTTTCTCCTACTCCTACTGTTTTAATATTAGGAGATTCAATTACTGTAATATCTTTTTTAGGAAAAGCTTTAATTAAAGTAGCAGCCGTCATCCATCCTGCACTTCCACCACCTAATATAATAATTTTATTATGTTTCATCTTGTACTTTAAAAAAAAATGCTAGACTATGTCTTTCCGCGTAAGAGTGGTCAAACGCTGGAGCGTGCAATCTGTTAGCATTATATATTACTAATCTGTTTGGATAAGCACTTATATAAATATCTGGTTTTTTATCCCAAGAGTATCCAAAAAAAGCTGTGCCTCCATCATAAGATTGATCTAAATGCATTATAGCTGCTATATCAATCATACCTCTTTCACCATCAATATGAGTAAAACCATATCTACCTGTGCATTGAGATTTTTTAAGTTCTTCTGTTTTAATTTTTCTATAAAGACAATGATACTTATTTATTTTTATTTGTAAAATTTTTTCTATCTTATCTACAATAAATTTTTTTTGAAAAGTAAATACACTTTCATAACAGGGCATCGCTTGCATTCTGTTTCCGTATCTTGTGGTTGAAGGTTGAAAACTACTATGTGTTTTTATATTAATTATTTTTTTCAATATAGATTGATAAGTATCTTTATCAAAAAAATTAGGTTCAATATGTATACTACCTTTTAATATAGAATTTAATTTACTTCTTTCTTTCATATTGACAAATGGTATAACATTCTTTACATATAAGTCAATACAGCATGAATTTAAATATTATATATAGAAATGTTAAAGAAATAAATCCTTATATTTTAAAACATACACTTCCATCTTCTATTTATAAAGAACTACAAACTTGCATAAAACATACAAACAAAATTAAAAAAAATAAACTAGCTTGTTTATTAGAACACTATAATGTAGGACATAATTCTTATCAAGTTTCTATACCTTTTAACTTAATAGAAAATTCTTTCTTACAAGCTTATTTAATTTATTTGGGTGAATACTACAGATGTAAATATGAAAACCTTTCTTTTAAAGATACACAAAGAACTGTTAGAATGCGTAGAAACCAAGACCATTTTGATTCTTATGACATTTGGGTTAACTATGCTAACAAAGGATCAATAAATAACTTACATCATCACAGTGGAAACTTGTCTGGTGTAATATATTACAGTGACAATGTTGGTTCTCCTACATATTTTGAAAATGGTTTTTCATACAAAGGTAAAAAAGGAGACATAATAATTTTTCCTAGCAATTTTAAACATGGTGTAAAAAAACATAAGAACAAAAAAGAAAGAATAACTGTTGCTTTTAACCTTTACTATTCTTAAAATTAATTGGTAAACCTAACATAGGTCTAGCATCAAATTTATTTAATTCAGCTTTTCCATACCCACTATAATTGTAATGAATAAAAATTTGAACACAGTGCTTTCCAGTAAATTTATTTCTCCAATGTTCTAACTCGGATCCAGAATAAATTAACATATCGCCAGGTTCCATATCCATTTTAACACCTTTTTGTTTTGTCTTTCCAGTTGGGTCTACATAAAAAGGCCAAGAATCTCCCCCTAAAAAAAGAGTACCGGATATTTCACATGCAGTTCTATCTACATGTCTTTTTAATTCATCTCCTTTTTCATATACTCTTGTATAAGAATAGTTAGGAATAACTTTACAAGAAACTTCTTGTTCAATTAAAGGCTGTACTAATGTTAAAAGAGTGTCACCCGCTGGATCTCCATAAGCACAAAAAGTATGATCTTGACATTGAGAATCTCCAAAATGACCAAAGTCTTTATTGAAAGGAGAAATATATTTTTTTTCTACCATTTTATGAAGAATGTTTCTTTTAAGTAAAAAATACTGATATATAAAACGTGCTATGTTTTTAGGTATAGCATTTTTAAAAAAACAAATTTTATCTTTTTTAAAATTGTATTTTAACTTATTTGACATTTAAAACATTTGTAGGAATAGCTTGAACATTCCAATGTATAAACCTAAATGGATCAACTCCTTCATCTACTGTGTAAAGATGAGGTAAGTAAGATGGAAAAAATATCATGCTACCTGGTTGCACTTTACAAGAAAATTGATTACCGGCTTCGGTACGTTTTGTTCTATCTTTTTCAGGTAAATCAATCATAAATTTACCTGGTCGTGGATTTTCAAAAATAGGATAAGAAGTGTTATCACTGCATTTTAAAAAATAAAAACCAGATATATGTCCATTCCAATGAGTGTGTAAATGATGATGACCTCCTCCATCTTTAGCAAATTCTTGCACCCATAATTCTGTTAAAAATAATTGATGATTTTCTAAAGAGTATCCTAATTCATTAAGAAGATTAAAAGATGTTCCTAAAATATATTTTGAAAGTACATCAAAAGCAGGGTTTCCGATTAAAGTAGTAGAATGATAAACAAATCCTAAATCACCACTCATTCCCTTGGCTTTATTTCTATCTTTAATTTGTTGTTTCATATTTTTTTTAGAGTTTTTAATATAAGGATCAGATGCCTTATTTAATTTGTTAACAAATTGTGGAGCTTCTCCTCTCCAAATAGGACTAGGAAAAAGATGGTCTATGTGTAATAGTTTTGTAAATGGTTTTTCTTTCATTTTTTTATTAGTTTATTTATTTCAGGTAAATAAATAAATTTAAGTTTACTCCTTTCAAATAATTCTTTCAAATCTTGCATAGTTTCTACAAGGACTTCCCCTGGAAGATTTAAGCTAGTGTTTATCAAAACAGGAATTTTTGTCAAGTTGTCAAAGTTTTTAATTAAATTATAGTAATGTAAATTATTTGTTTTTTTAACAGTTTGTATTCTAGAATTGTTATCTTTAGCCACACCTGCTTTTAATTTTTTTTTACATTTAAAAACATACATCATATGTGGCGATTCTTTTATTGACATGTCAAACCAATCTTTAGCTTTTTCTTGTAACACTGAACAAGCAAAAGGTCTAAACCACTCTCTTTTTTTAATTTCATTTAATTTTTTGTGAGCATCTTTATGCATAGGGTTCATTAACAATGATCGATTTCCTAATCCTCTTTGACCTTGTTCGCTTCTAGATTGAAATATAGCTACAGGATTATCTATTAATATTTGTGCTACGTCTTTAGGTTTAACACTTATTATATTATATTTATTAAATAATTTAGTGTCTAAATTTTGAGGAATGCCTAAATATATTTGATTATTAAATATAGAATTATTTAAATAATAATTTGCAAAACCTAAACTTAAACCAAAGTCCCCATTAAAAGGATCACAAAATACTTTTTTAAATTTATTAAGTAACTTTGAGTTATATAAAATGTTTTGAGCACAACCACCTGTAAACATAATTTCTTTTTTTATATTCCATTTATTAATAAGACTACTCATAGAGGTTTCAAATTCTATTTGAATTTTTTTAGCTCTAGGATCGTGTAAACTCCAAGCCATTGTTTTTCCGCAAGCATGCATATCTTCAAAATGTTTTTTACTAAAATCTTCGTACTTTAAACCAATTTTATTTTCTTCAGTAATTAAATGTTTTTTTTCATTATATAAACTTTCTCTTTCTATTTTAAATGTGGTTACATTATTTAACGGTGCTCCTGCTCCATCAGCAACTAATGTATTTTTTATTTTTGTGCCCCACGTTAAAGCACAATAGGCATGGTATACGTGATGATTGTGAATTGAAGAATATATTATTTTTTTATTTTTTAATTGTTTAGTGTTACGTATAACATCTTTCCACAAAGACACCCAATGATCACAGTTCAAGGTGTATGAAATTAAAAAAATATCAAAGTCTATTTTTATTAACTCTTCTATTAAAGATTTTGTAGGAGTAGCAAAATGTTTAAATCTATTATAACGATCAATTTGTGTATGAAAAACAATTTTATTATTTTTTATATATGTAACACATCCATCATGTCCTACATGAATAGAAATTATTTTTATCATTTATAAGGCTGACCTACATTCCAATTCACTAAAGAATAACGAGTGCCTTTTGTAACAGGTGTAACTCGATGATAAATAAAAGCTGGAAAAACAATTATACTTCCTTTGTTTTTCATTTCTTTAGGAATTACAAAATCATTTTTTTCATTTCCTCTAAATTTAAAATCTCCAAAATAAAATTCTAAGTCTCCCCCTTTATAATCTTTTCCGTCTGATAAAGATATTACAGCAGAAAGCTTTCTAATTTTATTTTTTATATTTGTATTAGTAGTATTGAACGGATCTTTAAACATATCATAATGCCAATCATAGTGTTTTCCTTTTTTATATTTTGTAAATTGGCAGGCTTCACTAGCATCCCATTGAAAATTCCAACCTGCTTTTTCATTTGCATCATGAATATAAGGGTGTAATTCTTTATAAATCCAATGATCACTTAAAAAAACTACTTCGGAATTTCTAATTTTACTACTTTGTTTATGATGTTTTTTATTTCCAATAAGTGCTTTTTGAGATTGAAGTGTTTTACAATGTTTTATTACATCATCACAGAATTGATGTGGAAGACTTTTATCGTAAACCCAATAGTAAAATTTAAATCTCATTTACAGGCTCCACTATCATAAAATAAATTACCAGCTATTGATATTCTAGGTTTATTGGACGTGGTAAAAGGATATACACAATGATATAAATTAGATGGAAACATGAGGATAACTCCCTCTTCCTCTTTTGATATTCTTATTCGATAATTTTTCATACTACCCACAACACTATTATATATAATTTCAAAACAAGAAGCATATTTTGATTGATTAGGATTACCTGTAAATTCTTTTTTTATATCATAAGGTATTTGAATAAAAGCAACATAACTATATAATCCTTTATGGTCATGGTTGGGAACATACTCTCCTTTTTTTTGAATATTAACCCAAGGTTTACCTGGTTTTAAATGTAAGGGTTTAGTTAGCATTTCTCTTGAAACAGCGTACTCAGAAAAACTTTTTGTATACTCACTAGCTAAAGTTAATAAATATTCATTCCATTTTTTTAAATTTTGATTTAAATAAAAATGATTAGTTGTGTCTTTTCCAGTAACTCCTGAAATCATTTTTTTATGTGTTTTTGTTTTTATAGAAAGACATTCTTTTTTTATTGTATTAAAAAGCTCGTTAGGCACTCTATCAACCACGTACCCATAGTTAGGAAACATTACTGTTTTTATCATCTGTAATTCTTTTTTCTTTCTATTTTTTATATCAGAAATTAAGCATTTTTCCAACTAGATGTGTCTGGATCCCAATATACAGAGACATCTCCATTTATACCACCCCATCTATTATTTTCTTGATCCCAAACAGCGTTATATTCGTCAGCATTTACAGAAGGATCTGCTACAGGAGCAACCCAATTATTTTTAGCATCACTCCATACCCAATTAGAATAAGGTTTTTGACGTACAAAGACATCATTAACAGGATCATATTTATCTCCTATATTACAAAATATTCCTCTAAATTTTCCTGTGTAAGAAGTTTGTTTCCAAGTTGTTCCTGGACGTCTGTTACTACACCACGTTTCTCCATCTACGTGCATATCATTATCTCCTAATCTACCATCAGATGTAGGAAGTTCATCATCTACAACATTTACTCTTTCAACAATCCATTCTGTTTCTCCTGTTTCAGAATTTACTTTTTCAACTATTTTTGCAAAATGTGCCATATTACGATACCGTTAAAGTCCCATCTACTGTAAACGTTGCAACTTTATCATTTGAAGGTCCCACACAAGCTGATACAGAATTTGTACCAGGTGATACTGAAACTGTAGCACAACCAGGAAATCTAACTACTACTATTCCTGATCCACCATTTCCACCAGTTCCTAAAGTTGGGCCGCCATCTCCTCCGCCGCCACCGGTATTAGCAGTTCCAGGTTGTCCTTGTCCGCCAGCTTGGCCGGTTCCAGTTCCACCGCCTCCAAGTCCGCCAGGTCCTGAGTTAGCAGATCCGTTTTGACTTCCTCCACCGCCACCACCTCTTGCGACGCATGAACCTGTAATTCCACTTGTAAATCCATCTCCTCCTGATCTATCTCCACATCCAGGAGTTCCTACTTGAGAGGCTCCTCCGCCTCCTCCAGGTTTTCCGTGACCTGGACTTCCAGGTCCACCAGCATAACCTTCTACAGGAGTATATCCTCCTTCATTTCCAGCTCCAGCAGTTCCACCATGAAAACCAGTTCCTCCACCAGATCCTCCAGCTTGTCCACCTTTACCACCACCAGTTGATGAAAAACAAATTCCAGTTCCACATATATTACTATTACTTCCTTTATTACCATGAGCTGCTGCAGCAGCACCTGCACCTACGTCAATAGTATAACAACCTGCTTCAAAAGTAAGTTTAGCAACTCCACAAGCTGCTGCACAACTTCCATATGATGATCTATATCCTCCGGCACCGCCTCCTCCCGAAGCGTGTCCTGTAGATCCACCACCAGCTATAATTAAATAATCAGCATCATATTTTACAACACTGCTTCCAGCTCCAAATCCTAAAACTTGATAGCCAAAAGATTTACTTTTTCTTCTTTGGATATTTTTTGTGTTCTTACTTGCTGTAAGTTTATTTTTTAACTCTCTCATATTCTATTTCCTTACGCGTCGTTAGCTGCATCAGTAGTATAGAATAATTTTACTCCTAAAACTCTAGATTCACCAGTAAAAGTGTCACTACCATCTGCTGCATCTCTATATAATTGAAAATATGTTTGCTCTCCAGCTGCAGGAGATCCAGCAACTGTCATTGCGCTACTTTCAGATGTAATTTGTTGGTCTTCGACTGTTCCTATTCCAGCGTCTGTAACTTCTATTGCTGTTCCATATGCAACGTCAATTGTATCACTATCAGCACATGCAACGCCTTGTAAACCAAATATACAGTTACCGGTATTAGTTGTACTAGGAGACCAATAAACTTGATAAGTTAAAGTTCCTTCGTTCCATGATTTAGGCATAGCTATTGTAAATTGAGTATATTGTTTTGTACTAGCATCAAAATCAAATACTTTTAAATCTGGTCTTGTTGCTGTTGTTTCTACTTGAGCTGCATCTGCAGGGTTAGTTGTTGGTCCATACATTGCTGCAGCGGGAATCCATATAGTTTCTTTACCAGCAATTTTAATTGCTGCTGTAGCTGATTTAAGCACACCTGTTCCTTTAGGATTTAAATTTATATCAACATTAGTTTCTCCTGTTGCTGATAAAGTCGGACCATTTCCAGTTGCTGCATTAGCTATAGTAAATTCATTAACTGCAGAACCTGTAGCTGTTAAAAGAGCTAATTCATTTCCGTTAGTATCTAAAATAGATGTACCAATTTTTGGTGAAGTTAAAGTTTTGTTTGTTAAAGTTTGTGTTCCTGCAAGTGTTACAGTTCCAGCAGGTAGTGTATAAATATCTGGGTTAGTACCATCATTTGCTGTAGCAAATACAACAGCATCACTTTTATTGTCTGTGGCAAAAGTAAAACTATCTCCTGATCCACTAGCATATTTAAATTGTACTGTGTAAGCACCTGATGTTGAATTTCTTAAAAAATAAAATGTTTGTGCATCTAAAGGAATTGTTACGATTTGGTTTCCAGTAATAGAACCAGTAAATTCAATCATTCTGTGAGACATAACTGCTCCAGTTGATCCATCAGAAACTGAAAGAGCTGTAGTTTGTGCTCCACCTGCTATAGATTGTGCAGAAAAACCACCTGAAATTTGTTCTATAATATTTAAGTTAGTGTTAGTTTTTGTTCCCCATGTACCGGCGTTTTCACCAGTTGCCATTAGTTCTACACCGAGAGCCGTATAAGTTGATGCCATAATTTTGTACTCCTAATTAGTATCTTTTTTTAATTTGTTTTAAACTCATTGTCAATAACATATTATATTAGTTATCAGCATTTACTGCAGTATAATTTGCACTTTGCGTTGCTGTAACTGAACTATATCCAGCACTTTGTGTGCCTGTAACAGCTTCATAACCTAAAGGAGCTACATTACCTACACTAACAGTTGCAGAAACTCCTGTCAATCCCATAACATCTGCTGGTGCTAAAGAACCTACAGATGATGTTGCAGAAACTCCTGTCAATCCCATAACATCTGCTGGTGTAATTGCACCTACAGAAGAAGTCATAGAAAGACCAGTTAAATCTACAACAGGATTTGTTGAAACTATTATTTCACCTTCAGATGCTGTAGTAGATAAACCACTTAATCCCATAACATCTGCTGGTGTAATTGCACCTACAGAAGATGTTGCACTTAATCCAGTTAAACCCATTACTTGGTCTGAAGGATCTAAAGATCCAACTGCAGAAGTTACACTTTGTCCTGTTGGAGTTAATGTAACATCTGAAATAGCTGTTGGTGCACCAACAGATGATGTTGCACTTAAACCTGTTAAACCCATTACGTCTTCAGGTACTAAGAAATATTCACCACCCCAACCAGTTGTTGCAGAACCCCAAGTTTGTTTACTCCAACTTATATCTTCTCCAATACCTGTAGTTGCTTCAACACCAGTTAATTCTATAGTAATACCAGAAGATCCCCAGTTTTCTGTGCCCCAAGTATCTGAACCCCAACCGGTATTTATTTCTGTTGTAATTGTAGGTGAACCTAAATTAGAAGTTAATCCAATACCTGTTAACGTAACAACAGGATTATTACTTTCTCCCCAAGGCTCTTGACCCCAGTAACCTCTGCCCCAACCTTGTTGAGCGCCAGATATAGGAGTTCCTACTGATGATGTTAATGATAAACCTGTTAATTGAACTACTTCGTCAGTGGCTTCACCCCATGAACCACCTGTTCCCCAAGCGTCAGCTCCCCAACCAGAACTTATTGCGTCAGTTGTTCCCCAACGATTAGTACCCCAGGTTGTGCCTGATTCATTCCAAGAATTGGCCATAAGGATTTACCTCCTTATGCTATACGAACGATTGCGTTAGATGCGTCAGCTGTTGGAAATTGAATTGTGAAAGTTCCGCTTGTTACAGTTTTGTCTGAACCAAATGCGATTGCACAAACTGCTGGATCACCAGATGCCGAGTCGTTAAAAATTAAACAGCCATTAGCTGTAAAAGTAGCTGATGTCCAAGATACATCTGAAAAATCACAAACTGCAGTATCTGTAGATAAAACTGGAGTAACACTTGTAAGTGCTTTTCCTTTTGCAGAATATGCAGATCCAGACGTGTTAGAAATTTCGTTTGATGTGCTATAAGCTGTTGTTGATTTGTTTAAAGTTGCTGAACTTGTGTATAAAGCTAAATTAAAAGTGTTTCCAGATGTCGCTGTAAAATCATGTACCGCTTTTAAAATTTCAACTTTGAAACTATTACAAATTGCCGATGTTATTGCCATAATATTTATCTCCTAATTACTGAGGCGCTGACTCGATTGGTATTCTTATTGTTCCATCCGTGTAATCGTCTCGTCTTCTTCTTCCAATTTGCATCGCTGCAAACTTTTGTAGTTCAGTTTTATACTTACTCTCATATAATGTCAACATATCTGTTGGACCTTTTAAAAATCCATATGCCTCCACTAAACATGCGTATAGCAGACCTTGAGGAAAATACAAACTAATATAATTAGTTTGATTACTAGCTTCTAATGTATCTGGCATTTTGTTATAATATATTCTAAATATGTAATTAACGTCAGGAGTAGGCGCTAAATATATGGATCCTGAAGTAGTATCTGATAATCCTGTTGCTCCACCAAACATAGAGTAATATTTAGGTTTTCCTGTAACATCTGCACCTGATGTAGTTGAACCTTCTGGACCAGTTAATCGTCCTACAAACTCAGTTAAAAAAGTTTGATCACGTCTCTCTAACCATGTGCCTTGTTCAGTAGAATTTGTTGCATTAAATACTTCTACACCTCTAATAAATAAAGCTCCTGCTGGAACTCTAATATTATTTACGTCAGCTGCCATCGTACCTTGCTCCACGAATCTATCTGAATCCATAGGTAAATCCATCATGATTCTTTGTTGAGCATTTAAAATAAAACTTTCTAAAACATCAGTTGTAAAAACGTTAGAATCTACTTCTGTGTAGTTTCTTATTTGTGTAACTAATGTATTGTAACTAATTCCTGACATAATTAAGCTCTATCATTTACGGGTCCAATTGTACACTGAAAACCGCCTCCTGTTTCTGCACTTGTAGCATTAGATACTAAAGGCACTGTTAAAGAATTATATATTATTTTTGTAGCAGGTTGTGCGCCTGTATTAAAAGTTGTTCCTACGGCTGTTGCTAAATAAGATCCATAAACTTTAGCTCCTGATAAATGAGATCCAGCTGTTGTGTTAGCTAAAACTTGACCTTTGTATGGAGCAGAAGTTCCACGTGTACATCCTGTTAATGTATGAGTGCTTCTTCCGGTATATTGAATAGTTTCATTTATGTATTTTCCAAAAGTTGCACTAGTTGCATCTTGATCTACTTTTTCTATAACAATATAACCTGCAGTTGGAAATTCAGACCCATCAGTTAAAATAATTGATGTAGCAGAATCACTTATATTTCCATTCAATGTTGTAGATAATTCTAAAGTTGTAATTGCAACACCTCCTACTGGTTGTTTAACAGCTTGAAATCTTACGTAAGTTGTGCCTTCATTTAATTTATTATCAGGAAAAGAAACGCTTAAAACTTTAGACGCTGCTGTTGTTGTAAATGGATTGTTAGGTAAAATATCTTGAACTGGAAATTCTACTCTAGCCGGTCTTGCATGTTGTAATCCTTGTGGATCAGCTCCTACTGGATGTGGTTCTAATTGTGGTTGCTTAGGTTCAAATTCAGAAATATGCACCCACGCACCAGTCCACTCTTGAACCATTTCTCTATATGGAAAAGCTACACCTGATCTATCAGATATTGCTAATGCTCTACTACCTTTTGCAAATCTAGCCATTATACATTTGGATAGTATGTCTTCGGAGTAATGTATGTGCTAGCTGGAGAACCATCTTCTGATAATGCTCTTGCTAATTCATCCTCGTACAACAACTTCATCTCCTGTGTTCTTTGTGGCGCAAACTTCATAGATAAATAATATGATAATCCTGAAATCATACATGGTACAAATCTAAAAGGTGCATCACTTGAGTTAGTATATGTTCCTGCATCTTGAATTCTTTTAACATAATAAACGTTTAAGTAATTTGATGCAGCAGTTGAATTAGGCATTGGATAAATAGTAATAGTAACTTTATCTATAAATCTTTGTACCCAAAATTGTGAAGGAGTTCCAAGTGACGCTTTGTTTGCTGTTGCAGCATAAGCATCTCTTGCAACTTTAGTTAAACCTGTGTCTGATTGAGAAGTCGTATTATAATTTTGTCTATAAGACACATTTAAAATATCTGAAATACCATAAACGTTTGCAGTAGGAACTGTTGTTGCTTGTGGTGGTTCTCCACCTCCAGGCACATCAGTAGAATTTCTATAAAATGTATAAATACCAGAACCTTCAGCTGTTGCATCTACGTTTGTTGATGAACCAACTATTAAGTTAATATTAGTATTTCCTACTTCCCAAAAATGTATTCCTCTATTACCCCATTCTTGAAAAAGAATGTTTAAAGATCTTCTTGCAGTTTTTAATTGATGTCCAGCAGTGCCAACTAAACCTAAACGTTCGTATGCGTCTGCAATAATTTCATCAATTGAAAAGTCTTGATCAAAACTGTAAGACTGTGAAGTAGTATTAGCCATTACTACCTACCCGTCGTAATATACAGTTACCGCGTTACAATCTGTTTCATCAAATGTTACAAAAGCTCCACCTACTGTAAAATAAACTCCATCTTGTGGAATGTTTACTGTAGTACTGTTGCCTGCTGTTGCATTTGTTCTAACTGTTAAAAGTGATGTTCCTGCTGTTGAACCTGATCTAAAATCTACATTACCAATAGCTCCTCCAGAATAAACGTTTGCTTGTCTAATTCTTGTAGGTCCAGCAAATACTTGACCACCTGTATCAGTAAGAATTCCTAATGATACATTCGCTGCCGGTTGTGCACTTACAGTTGCAGTTGTAACAGAAGCAAAATAATTTGTAGTTCCAGTTGTTGTAGCTGCAGAACCAAGTAAAGTTATAGTTTCTGATAAAGCTTCTCCATCTACACCGACTCCAACAAGAGCAACAGTTTTATCACCATCACTTGATCCTGATGTAGTTGCAGTAATTTTTCTTCCAATGTTAGTTCCCATACCTGCTGCGCTTCCAGCTCCAGTAGTTAAAGTAAACGTACTTGTAGGTTGAGCTGCTGCTGCAATAACAGCTACTCCAGCTGCTACAGTAGTTTCAAAGAACTTTGACTTTACGTCTCCCATGAATGACATATTTTTATCTCCTTAAATTTGTGTGGGCCGAAGCCCACACATAATTAATTATTACGCTGCAAATGCAAACGCACCAGTAGTTTGAGTTGTTTCTCTCGCTAATGATGATGCGATATGCCAAGTGCCTGTTTCGTAACAAATGAAAGCAATTTGTCCACCAACAGTTAACAAGTTTGTTGTTGCGTTAGCTGCTGTAAAAACTAATTGAGTTTCACCTGCTGTAGAAATGTCAACATCTGCTTCTCCGCCTGATCTTGATTCAATAACTGAACCAGTAGCCCAAACGTCAGTTCCAGCTGCATCAAAAGTTAGAGTGTTAGTTCCACCAGTTGTGTCAACTGCTTGCATGTAAACACATACTGTTCCTGCTGTTGCTGCAGGTAATGTACAACTTGCTGCCGCTGCACCTGTGTAGTTTACAATTGTTATAGTGTCTGCTGCAAATGCAAAACCAGCACCTGTTGCTACATCTGCTTTTGCTAAACCAGTTAAGTCAGGCATGCCTGAACTCATTCTAGTTGTAAAAGCACCTGTTGTTGTATTTTTAGTCGCGACTTGAAAGCCAGCTTCTGATCTGACCGGTCCCGAAAATGTAGTATTTGCCATATTAATATTCCTCCTAGAATATAATAAATGTAGTCCCTAGGGGTTGTCGACTATACGCGTCTACATTTAATATTGTTTTATGTATAGTGATTTATTTATATCTTAGTTTTTAGTAGAGTGCAAGAGAGCCTTAAAAGAAAGTGCGATTTCAGCGATGTAGCTTTTGTTTTAAGTAGCTACAGAAACTTGTGGAGCGGCGTCTTCAATAGTGTTTTGCCTGTGGGCAATAGCTGCTTCTTCCAGCTTAATGTCAGTAATGACTTTTCTAACTTTGTCATCAATTCTGACCATTTCAAGAGTATATCTACCATTAGACAGATGCTCCTGTTCCCACTTCAACTCCAAGGACCTTTTTGCTTTGTATAGGTCTTGTATCATCAACAACCTCCTCATAGGTTATTCTGTTTACTCGGTCGTCATATGAGTTTCCGAGATATTCCCAGTTTATACTCTTTTCTCCCAGTTTGTCAAGGATTGATTGTTCAAGAGAAATAGCATTATCTTCCGCAAAAACATTAAATTTTGCGTGATGATCGTACGCCCATATATTTACTGTGAATTGTTTCATGATCTCACCATGTTATTTTTAGAATGTGGCCGAACTGTGTTCGGCCACAAAAATGTTTAACTTTGCTTACGCACCTTCGCAACCAAAGATACCTCTATAGTCAGATGCGCCAAAAGCGTATCTTTCTCTAGCTTTGTATCTAACGTTGCCAGTATCGAAGTCCCCTTCCATTGAAGTTGTCAATGGAGTTCTTGAGAACATCTTCATACCATTTGGAACGTCCGTAATAATGTAAAATGAATCAGCATCAGTTAAGAAATTGTTCACTCTGTAACCTTGAGGAATCATTCCCATTGAATTGATTGCATTTATGTCATTATCAGCAGTTTGAGTTCTACCTTGAGACTTCATAAGTCTTTCAGCATTGAACTGATTAGCAGAAGGAATTATCATTTTAACTCCTTTAGCTGCTATTCTTAAACCTCTCTCATCAGTCATCGCTGCGATGTCTATTAGCGATTGTTCTAATGAAGTTTCGTTTAAGTCTGCTTGTGTTGCTAAAGTATTTGCTACAGTACCTGAGATAGTCGGGTGTGATGTAGAAAGTAAGTTAACGCCGTCACCTGTTTGAAACGCTGATGCTGCCGCCACTGACGGTAGACCATTGTTCAAGACTGCTGCGCCTTTAACTTCTTTAGCATTGGACATAGATCTTGCTAGTGCTTTTGTGTATCTAGAAGAAAGTCTGTCATAAAGGTTGTCCTCTATTGCTTCTTCTGTGATAGCGAAAGCTAGCGCGATCGTTTCC